AGGTTTTTCTACAACTAAGTTAAGTTTCAACGCCATAATATTATTTATTCATCTTTTTAAAATAAGCTCTTTTTCTGTCAAAATAATAAATTTATACCCTCTTTTCTTACTATATTCACGGGCTGCTTTCCATTTAGCTTGATTAGTTACAAATGTTTTTTGCTCATAAAGTAAGTGTTTACGATTTCTATATTTGGTTTTAGGAGGTTTAGTTTCTCTAGAATGCTTTATTTCAACCAGATACTTAGTTAATTTCTTTCCTTCTAATATTTCAATATAATTATCTACATAGTATCTATGTCCTTTATTATCTAATGGACTATAATACGGAACTATTACATTTTCGCTACCCCACTTAACTACATTTTTATTGTCATCACAGAATCTAAAGAACTTTAGTTCCAATCCTGAACGATATATAGCTTTACTGCCTATAAATTTATTAGGATTTTTCGGTACAAATATACCTTGTCTCCACTTTTTCATTAACCTACAAAGAACATTGTTGGATCTGTATCACCTAATCCTGGTGATGCACCATCCATAAGTTTTTGCTCAAGTTCAGCTTTTTTCTGCTGCCCTTCTTGTAGTAAATCGTAGTTAAGTGCACCGCCTCCGAGTAAACTAACCGACCCGAACTTACCTCTAACTCTACCTATAGTAATCATTGATAAAGCTAATGCGTATTCGTAAATCCATTGCTCCATTATAACACTTCTAATTGGTTTTTCAATATAACATGATACAACTCCATAAAATTTATCACTACCCGGTTGCGGGTACATAGTCATATATTGGGTTCTTGGATTAAATGATACATCTCTTTTTATAGCCAACATTTTCTCTCTTGTATCTATAAATTCTTTAAGCGTATACCATGAAATTAGATCAAACCCATAATTACCCATCGCGTAGCTAAAGTACGTTTGCTGCGCTAGAGTTTGTTCTAATGTGAATAATGTATTAATACCAGTCGTAGACCCTTCTTCAAAATCAACAACATCTACTACTTTCCTGTAATCCATTATATCATAGTCAAAAACGTTTTGATAACTTGTAGCTTCAGAAGCTGATCCTTGTATTGTCAAGGTTTGACGAGGTGTTTTTGTAAATAATCCTGTTAATGATTGACCTAATAAAGACCCGTCAGTATCTTGTAATGAAGTAATAGAAGATACTAATGAATGATCAAATAATTCAAATTGTTGAATACCGTTTTGACCTCCAGTTAAAGTAGTAAACGTAGCTGAAAGTGAACCTGATAGTACTGAAGTATCACCCGTAAAGACAGGAAACTTACTATTAACAAAATTACCTGATAAAATTGTAGACGTGCTAACAAATACTGATTCCGGTGTTGAGCCTATAAATTCCGGTCCAGGACCAAGAGGGTTAGTACCTGCTACTTTTCTCGCATTAGTAGTTAAATTTGTATTGGCTAATGTATATAGTAAATCTAAACGAATACCTTTATTTTTCTCATACATGTCAGAGTCAAAAATTAAAAACTCTCTAGTAAATCCTGCATATTTTGTAAAATATTCAACTGCTATTTGAATATTTTCTCTAAGTTGATCTGTATGAATTTCTAAACTAACTAAAGGATAACCTAAAGATCTTTTTATTCTATCTCCTAAATTATCATAAGTTTCAATTTTTGAATTTAAATTAGTCGATAGAAATGCTGAAAGAGGCTGAATAGTACATGCAAGTGCCATAAAATTATTTATTCTAGCATAAATAATAATATGCCAGAAGCTCCAACAACTAATATAGGAAATCAGTATTTCAATAATAATGAGTGTAGATCATTCGGAAAGGTGATTGGAACCTCTTTAACTAGACTCTCAGGTGCAGATAATGCAGCTCCTTTTTTAGGACAATTATGCTCTGAAGTAATTATAATAAATTCTACAGGTGGCTTGCTTACTCTATTTGATAATGATTACTTTGGAAGCGGAAATGGTCTTACAATAGCAGACGGTGCAACATTTACTTTAAGAGGATTGACAAATGTTAACCAAGTATCTGCAAAAGCTGCATCAGCAGGTGCCATATATTATAGAACTCAGTTCTTTAGCTCCAATCCTAACAAGTAATTAAACTTCAGCTGTAGGTTCATCAGCTTCAGGAGCCGCTTCCGTATCTACTGGAACATCAGCTCCTGTATCTGCGGGGCCTCCTCCAAACTCTGGTATACCGCCTGCTTCACCTCCAGCTACTCCACCGCCTTCACCTCCTACTGCGGCTTCACCTCCAGCTAATTCACCAACAACAGCTTGCTCTTTCCAACTAGGACCTGCTGCTTGAATTTGTGATAATTCCCATTGTAGTTCAGCATCTTTTCTAAGAAACTCTCTATTAGCTAGAATATCCTTATCCTTCCATCCAAGATATTTCTTTTGTGCGTATGTAGCAGATACAAATTCAGAAGACGCTAGATTGTTAAAGTTACCAGCTTTTAACTCAAGTCTTTGATTCTCTCTTAACTCGTAAAAATTAGTAGGTACATTAAACTCAATCTCAACATTTTGTTCGGTGAGATCGAATTTTTTAAATAACCCCATTAATGTTAAATGAGTAATAAATCCTTTCTTCAACCCTGCAGCAAATCTCTGCTGCTGTCTCATTACAAATCTAGCAAACTTAAGCTCTTCTCTTAATACAGTAGATCCATCTGCAGAAGCTTGGTCATTAGGATCTAGTCTAGTCGAAGGTACTTTAAGAGCTCTGTATAGCTTCTTAATAAAGTACATTAGATCTGAAAGCTCACCTAAATTTTGACCTCCAGCTAACTGACTTACAGAAGTGCCTTCAGAACCCTGTCTCTTAGCAAACCAGAATGCATCAAGCATAGATTGTGGATTAAATTTCTTAACAACATTATCTTGATCTAGATCAAAAGTTTTCTTAGACCAATAATTTTGAATAAGTTTCTTTAAGTAAGCTTCAGCTTTAGGTGGAGCCATATTACCAACATCCACATTAAAGACTAGTCTTTCTGGGGCTCTGACCAATCTATAAATTACTATAGCATCTTCAATTAATGATAACTGCCGGTAAGGACGTCTAGCATTCTCTAAAAACGGTATGCAAAAGTTTTTAGTTTCGTTATAAACACCAGAATTAATATAAGTAATCTGGTTTTGATCCATTGGAATAAATTCAATCTTTTCTATCTTTTTAGGATTTTCAGGACTGTATATTGGCTTTCTATAAATATATCCCTTAATGAGCATATTCTGTATATTATTATATACAGGGTCTATAATTTCAGCAGGTAAGTTAATTACCCCTAAAATACCATCTTCTACAAATCCTTCATGAATAATTTGCTCAAAGAATAATTCACCTTCAACTAAAAGCTGTCTAAAATATTGCCAGCCTCTATTTTTAAGATCATAATATTCTATATATCTATGAAATTGCTTATCAAGTTCAGATTTTTCTTCTACCGTTAAATCTATTTCTTTTAATTGTAACTTTGCAGTATATCCACTATCATCCGGATTAATTGTTTCATCGCAAATTTCATCTAGAGCATCCGCAACCTCAGAATAGGCAGCCATAATTCTATAATCTCGTAATCTACCACCCTTATCTTCTTGAATGTTAGCATACATTACATCTCCAAAAGAAGAATCTTTTGCAAAATCTCCAATAGGTATATTATTATATGGATTAGAAGAAGAAACTGAAGCTTTTGCTAACGCTTCTGCCCTTTTCATTCCAGTCTTTTTAAATATATTATACTTAGGATTAAGCTGATCACCTTGTGGTTCTATATTAGAGTAAGGTAATCTATTCTGAATATATTGGACTAAGTTTCTTCCAAAAGTGGATGCGCGCCCATCGTTCGAAACATAAGAACGATTTTGGGAGTTAGTTGTTGATGAATCCGCCATTGTATATATTTATTCTAAGTTAAGGATAGAGCTAGCAGCTTGATAAGAAGAAGCCCAACCTGCTTCGTTAGCAGTAACAAAAGTAAATTTACCAGAACCACTTAACGTAGATGTCGGTAAAGATATACTTACTAAATTATCCGTAGCTATATTATATAGACTATCATCTAATTTGTAAGCGCTAATTGTATCTAATTTAGCAGAAGTTATTTTTTGAAAATCAGTAAAGAAGTCAAGTTTATTAGCACTAATATATAATGAGTTGCTATAATCCAAAGCTTTACCATATAATAAAAAGTTGTTAGTTTGTGAGCTTATAACATTAGTTGTACTTCTCAGCTGTTCAAAAACACCAGAAGTAGTATAAAATATATTAGTAAATTCAGGTATACCGGAGACTGTAATAGTTTCAGTGTAATTAGTAGGTACTGTATTATCGTATCCTGAAAGCGCATTATAACCTTGCTCTGTATATGTTTTATTTGATATCTGCTGATCTAAAGGAGAGTATATTCTATTTTGTAGATCTACAGCTATAAAATTATTATCAATCTTGTAGATATTTCCTACAGTATCTTTCTGCTCTGGAAACAGCCACCCTTTTATAGTAAATGATGTATCAACAGTTATTCTAAATTTTTCCGAATAGGTAGTATCTGTTGGTGTAGAGTAATTCAAACTACCGCTCCATAGTACTTCGCTTCTTATTTCCTGATCATAGTTTGCACCATATTCCTCTGGCACTTTCCAAGTTAAAATAATATAAGGATTATTATAAGGTACGAAGTTAGAAATTATTTGATCTACATCTTGCATGTATCTAGCAAGTATTGACATACTTACTTCTAAATTTACAGGCACGGGCATTAAAAATTTAGAAGAGCTAGCAGCATGGTCACTTTGTGTAGAGGGTACTATACCACCAGTTAGTTTGTTAAACACTCTTGACTCATCTCTAGAAATACTATTGAGATTTATAGCAACTACCGGTAATGTTATATTTTGTGCTTTATTTACTATATCATACATTACCCTCTGCTTAGGGGCAAATACATACCTTACATCGATATTTGATTTAGCATTTCTGTTTTTATCAAATCGACTAATAACCGTATCGTCAAACGCAGCTACAAACTGAGTTAATAAATTTTTTATTTCAAAATGAAATGCTCTATTTTTCATATCTTATATATATTTATTACAAAAACCTGTCAATAAAATATTTAGGTAACTTATGTCTATTATTAACTACACTTTCAACAATTGAACCATCTAGAATATATGTTATACAATGATCTTTATGAGATCTTACCCCTCTTCCACATGACTGAATTAGCGAGCAAAGCATTTTATTCATATACCAATTAAAGTCACCTTTCATTAGTTTTTCAATACGCTTATCTTTAGTAGGTAAATAAGGTGCTTTTACAATAATTTGAAATCTAGCTAAATCATCTCTTAGATCTACTCCATGAGACATAGAAGGAGATATTAATACAGTAGGCTCATTATTAACATAATGTTGCTCCAATATTTCTTCATTTCTTACACCAGGCTCTCTAATCAAAAAACGTCTATCAGTTAATGAACCTGCAAGGAACGAAGTAATAGTATTATTATGAGTATGTATAATACCTTTATCACTTTTATGAAATTCACATATCTCTTTTATCTGCTTAACTACTTTAGGTAAACTTCTTTTTAAGTTATGATAATTTAGCTTTACTTTAGTATTACAATATATAGGAGCATTTTTAGCATCAAATGAAGACTCTGCTTCTATATACTTAAATTTACTAATACCTAAACTTCTACAAAAATTATTAGGATCAATAATAGTAGCTGACATTAGAATTACTTTATCAGCATATTTAAAAAGATGATTAGAAAGCTTATCAACTTTTAGAGGCATAAACGTTATACCTTTTTTATCAGCTTCAAATAGATACTCACTTTCATTCCAAGTTTCTAAAATTAAAGATAATTTTGAATGTAGATTACGTAAGCTAATTAAATTACTTTTTGACTCAATAATAAACTTTTTATTAACCTTACCCGTATTATTGGTAATCTCTTTTAAGTCTTCTATTCTATCATTAAGATCTAATATTAATTCGTTTATCCATTTTACTACCTGTAAACTATTTCTAGAATAAAAAGGTCTAATATTAACATCTAACTTAGTAAGGCTTTCGAAATTTATACTACACGAAAATTCTTTAACTAATTGATCTTCTAACTCGGCTGCCTCATCACATATAAGAAATTGTCTCTTTTTTAAATGATCAGGTAAAGAGAAAAACATATTATAATTTAACGTATTAAACGTAGACGTTAAAGCAGTATTTCTATCTTCGTAATAAGGACATTTATTGAGAGCCCAGCATTCTTCTTTAATCTTAGGTAGATGTAAGCAAGGAGCTAACTCTACAGTAAAACGGTTATCAACTTCGCATTGATAATTAGACTTACCTTTCAGTACCTTAACATCATTAAACAGCTCTTTATATTGATCTTGTAATGCTTTAGTTATAGTTAAGGCCGTACAGCCGAAAGGCTTCTCTTCACCACATTCATCTTCATACGTATACCCACCTCCGTGTGTTC